TGTGTCGAGCCATAGCACCCTAGTTCTGCTATTTCGTACTTTCCTGTTTTATGCAGTCTCCCTAAGACCTCTTTTGCGTAAACAGAGTACCCAGTATTTAAGAAGCTAGCTTCACCGCACCACAATATTCGAAGTTTTCTTTTCATTATATTTCGCTCAAATACATGTCTTGCAGTACATCGTATGCGTCTTGCAGCCCAAGAGACTTTGATTGTTCAAGATACTTTTCTGAGAAGCCCTCCTTTTTTGCTAACTCGCAAAGGCCTTCCAAAACTTCCTGTTTCTCTTTTTCTTCATCTGTTAAATCGTCTTCCAGTATGTTTCTTTTGAATGTTTTTTGGTCAACATCTTTATCATTGAGACTAAAAGAAATAAGGTCTTGGCTGTAGCCTATGGCATCACAGACCTTTTCTATATCCATAAACAAGACTTCTTTTAATGAATATCTTGGGCATTGTATTGTGCTGTACTCGCCGTTTCCTATTCTAAAGAAAAGACAGTCTGAATCAAGCTCTGGTATGTACTGATACGTAGCCCCAAACCCACTGAAAGAAGGTTTTTGTTTTCTTTCGGGAAAAGACGCCTTAATCGAATTTATCTCGCTGCTATTAGCACTAAGAATAACTTCATAATTGTGCTTTTTAAGAGCTTCTTTGAGTTTTTTGTGTATTTTCATCATATATAATAAAGTACCAGCTAAACCATTAAAATGTCAAGCTAAATTTGCCAAATTTGACCAATAACTAAAGAGTCGTTTCTTCCCCTGTCTCCCTGAATCAGTATAGTGTTACCTTCGTAAATAGCATCCCTACATTCCTGGAACTTATCGGGAAAGCAAACAACATCGTCAAGAGAGCAGCTATTATCTTCAACCGTAAGAAAAGCCATTTCTTGACCAGGGTTTTTTCCGCTCTTTGTTTTTACAACTTTAACCTTGGTAATCTCAACGGCAAACTTCATATAGTCTTTTCTTTTAGTGGTTATATATTCTTTGCAAGTGCAGTTTGCTTCTATGCCTCTTTCAACAGCGTCAACCCTGCTGCAAGTGATAGGCGCGCCTAGAGTTTTTTGCTCATTCCAAGCAATCCAGTCCATAGAATCTTCTAGTTTATGTGGAGGATTTTTAAGGGAAGTGATTAGGTCTCCTACAAACTCGGACCTCTTGTCGTTTACACACCCGCCTCCAGCAATTTGTTGTTTGTTTTTCATAACTCTTTTTGGCTGACATTCTTTTAGAGCCTCCATAAGGCTGTTTCCTTTGTATTCACTTACAATCCACTTCTTTTCCGTAGGGCTAAGCTGTGACCATATGGAGTATTGGTACAACATTTCATTTCGTGAGCGGTCCATAAAATCCAGAGCTCCGGCCTTTATCATTGCTTCGGTTACGTTGGATGATACACACTCAGTCCCGTATTTAAGATATTCCATCCACATCCAAGCTCCGATACCTCTGCCTAAATTTTTCTCAACATCAGCGAGCTTGTCTATCATCTTCTGAATTACGGCAGAGCCTATACCCCTAATGCTGGAAAGACCAAAGTAAACCTTTTTGTCTTTAATGTAGAAAGTATTGCGTTTATCTGCCAGTGTTGGTGGTAAAACATCTATGTTGTTTAACTTCGCGTCATTTACAAGGTCATATATTTCTTCGTATTGCTTCGCACCTTTCCACGAAGCGCCTCTAAGCCAAGAGCAATAGAACTCGAGCGGCATATGTGTCTTGCAAAAAGCGCTCCAGTACCCATTAAGAGCGTAGGCGTCCGCATGGCTTTTGTTAAAAGAGTATCTTTGAGATTCTTGAATCCACCCAAAAATTTCTTCAGCTAGCTCCCGAGAAACAATGCCGGTCTTTTCAGCGCCCTCAAGAAACGACTTCTTAACTTCAAGCATAACGTCGGCCTTCTTTTTTCCGATGGCCTTGCGAAGAATATCAGCTTGCTGCTCATTGAAACCGGCGAGAACTACAGCTATCTTCATGGCTTGTTCTTGAAATGTTAGAACGCCCTGAGTGTTTTTAAGTATTGGCTCTAAAGATTCATGAGGATAAACCACCTCTTCAACCCCATGCTTCCTGTCACAATATCTTTGAGTCATACTCTTGGGAGGGCTGCCGCTCATTGCACGAAGGCATCCAGGCCTAATTAGCGCGCCCAATGCTCCAAGCTCTTGTATGTTTCTTGGCTCAAGTTTTTTTGCCCACTGACGACCCAACGCGCTTTCTAGCTGAAATACACCCTTGGTTCTACCGCTACATATCATGTCCCATGTAGCTTCGCAATTAAGATTTATGTTGTAAACATCTAGCTCAATACCTTTGGGCAGAGTGTCTCCGAACTGCACGTTAATCACCATTGGTGTGTCAGAGCAACTCTTTACTGGAAGCTCACATCCACACGGCCATCTAACTTTACTCATTTAAACTCCTGTGCAAAGGCATTAGCAAATTCAAGCCTTCTTTTCTGATTTTGTTCATTCCACCCAGTCATCCATCTAGATGTCTTCATCAGCTTTATGATAACCTTAGATGTCCACTCAACGTCAAACTCTGCGTCATGAGCATTTGCGGTAACTTCTTCTGGAACCCCCATGTACTCTAAGACGGTTGTTAGCTTTTGGTTCTTAAGCTCGCTGTTATTTTCAAACCAATACCAGACATGCTGCATTAAATCAAAGCTGTATATCTGATTAAATACCCTTGGCTTTTCTGCCCCATTTCGCCTGTCTTTTTCAGTTGGCCCAAATAATTTGCAATGCCTATCCGTTATGGGGTTATCGAATCCAAGTATGTTATATCCAGCAGAGACGGGCGCATGAAACCCAGTCTTATTTGTTTTTCCCCAATTGTATTTGTCTACCCATGACGAGAAGTTTTTCCATACGATATTGATTGGAGGGCATTCATTTAACATATCCACAAACTTCTTTTTTGAGACGCCCTTGTTTCTGCAATGCCAGTCTATTGTTTCGTCAGTTGTAGATTCCGTGTCATCCCAATCAGGTCTAACATATGCGGAGAACTTGTCTACCACGTTAAGATTTCTTCCATGTATCATCTCTGCCGCTATCTGTATAATAGAGCATGTAGAGGGATTAGGAGAACCCGTTTCGTAATCGTAACAGCATATAGAATTATAATTCATTTCAATACCAATTTCTTTGCTAGCTTAAAACAATCTACCGCTTCGTTAAACTTATTTCTTCCGTGCTGCATCAAATAGGAAGGATGCCAACAAGGAACGACTGTATATGTATTATCGCCAATTTTCGCTTCATGTGGCTTGTTTACGTAATCCCCGAGTGTAAAATTTTTTGGAAGCGGTAAAACTGATTCAGTTGACACTTTACCTAAAGTAACTACAACCTTTGGCTTAATCAATCCAATCTCTTTATAAAGCCACGGCCTACAAGACTGACATTCTTCTGGCGTTGGGGCTCTGTTCTTTTTTCCTTGATTTTGTGTTGGTCTACATTTTACAGAGTTCGTAATAAACGCCTGATGCCTCTTTATTTTAGCCCCTTCTAGAAGTTTGTCAAGCATTTTTCCAGCCCTTCCTACAAAGGGCTCTCCAGCAGCATCTTCGTCAGCACCAGGAGCTTCTCCGACTATAGCTAGAGACGATGCGGGTCCGCTGGATTTTACTACTCCATTTATGCCGGTCTTGCTTGGGCACAGAGAGCATATTTCACAGGAAGAGTATTCCTTCCTTAATTGCTCTAGTTCAATCACCGAATTCTCCCGAAGATAATAGGTCTTGCACTCCATGTATCTTATCAAGAATTGCGATTCCAAGAATGTCAAACTTGATATGACCCATAGATTCAAGGTCATTCATTTCCATTCCGGCAATGCTTTCGCCAGTGCTTTTATCATGCACCATAGGGCAAATCTTCGCAAGAGGTTCGTTGGCAATCACAATTCCAGCGGCATGCTTACTTCTAGAGCGCTTTGTTCCCTCCATGCGTATTGATTGCTCAAATATCTTTGACATTGGCCCTTGCAGGTTTCCGTTTTCGCCAATATAGCACCACTGTTTCAAGTCCTCTTCTCTGTTCTCCAAAGCCCACTGAATAATGCTAGCGCTACCATCTCCCCCAGAGTCTTTGTCTGCTTGACGCATATCTTCAAGTTGGTCAGAAATGTCTGCTTCATCAGGTATGTTCTTTGTGATTCTGTTTCTTTCTTCTGGGCTACACGCACTGTGCGCCCTCATTACGTCTTGCAATACAGAACGTCCTTGCATCTTGCTGAACGTAATCATTTGAGAAACCCTATCTTCGCCAAACCTGTCGTTTATATAGCCAATTATACGCTCACGACCAAGCTTCTCGAAGTCCATATCCACATCAGGAAGTGACACTCTGTCTGCTGTATTTCGTCCGGCGTTGTAAAATCGCTCGAACATTAAATCGTGTTTGATTGGGTCTATATGGCCAACCTCTAAAAGATATAGTATTAGAGAACCATCAGCGGAGCCTCTACCGGCGCCTGTAAGCTGGCCGTCCTTCCTGGCCCAATGGATAATGTCATCAACAATTAAGAAGTAGTCTGCTAGCTTTGCGTTCTCCAAAACAGATATTTCCATCTCAAATCTTTCAGCGTACTCTTCTTTTGTGTGGTCGCTGCTATCTATCACGCTTTTAATGGCGGGCCATCTTTTTTGCCAGCCCTCACGACACCTTTCTCTTAGCCTTTCAATTGCTGTTACTTTTTCTGGCAATGGAAATCTAGGCGGCATTGGCTTTCCGGTGATTGTGTAGTCTTCGCACATATCAGCAATCTTGTCTGCATTTTCAACCTCTTCTTCTGTGTGAAGTTTCATCATTTCGTCATGACCAGGAATGTAATAGTTTCTGGACTTAAAGAAAGCTCCAAGGCTTATATCGTCTCCTGAAACCATCTTCTTGTAGATGTCCTTGAGCGGTGTGTCTATGCTTGGGTGGTTAGACAAAAGAACCCTTTGGTCATCTGCATCCTCTGGATAAGCATAGTGGGCGTCTGGCGTTGCTACACACGGAATGTCGATTTTCTTACTTAGGTATCTAAGTCCTTTTGCGACCACGCCAGAAGCGGGTAGATTGTCTACGTCTATTAGTTGTATTTCTAGAAAGAAGTTTCCTTTACCAAAAATATCCTCAAGCTCTTTAGCTTTAGCAGAGACCTTGTTTACCCAGTCTTTGTCAACCATCCTAGTTGCTTCGTCGTAGCTTTGCGCAGAGTACGCTTCTTTGTGGTCTATGAACATTTCGTTAGCTAGGTGTGAACCCATGTGTCCGCTAAACGCAATCCAGTTGCCTGTGCAGAACTTCTTGAGTGTAGCTAAGTCTAGTCTTGGGGCATAATAGAAATAGTCTGGGTGATTGGACTGAGAGGTTGCAGCGATAAGGTCTTGCCACCCCTGTTTGTTCTTGGCAAGGACTACAAGGTGTGTGTTGGAGCGAGTCCTATTCTCCTTGTCAGTAGGGTCGCCCTCACAGATATAGAACTCGCATCCAAGTATAGGTTTTAGTCCGGCAGACTTCATGGCTTCTACGAAGCTGACTGCGCCAGAGAGAACACCGTGGTCAGTTAAAGCGCACCCTTTTAAACCAAGTTCTTTGCATCTCTTGGCAATATCTTTAGGCTTACTAAGGCCATCAAGAAGACTGTCGTGACTGTGAACATGAAGTGGGAAAAATGTCATCAGACCACCCACTCTTTCTCTTTCTCTGGGCGGTCTCTGTTTAAAGCGTCTCTGAAACGCTCATGAAACAAATCGTTACAGAAGTATGAATAGTCCAGGGCAAAAGAGCGGGCTGGTATCGGCCTATTTATATACATTGTCTGAATCGCCGCTGCTGCGCTGTATGCGGTTGAACGCTGCATAGCAGAGAACTCTTCGCTTGCATAGAATGTGTGTTCTCTTTTGTAAGACAAGTTCCCATTAGTAGCCTCGACATAGAACTTCACAATATCCTTTTCGTCTAACGCCGCACAGCCGTACTTAAACAGATGTGTCAAATCAATGTGGTCCATCTCAATCTCTTCCATGAGCCACTTCACCATATTCATATGTCCTGGGTATCGCAACGTCTTGTATGTAACGTCAGGTATTGGACGGGAAGTTTGGTTAAACATGGATTGAATTGTGTGAGAGCTTCCACCGGCTGTGTAAAACGCTTCTAACTCATCTCCGTCAACAGTCATAGTTTCTAGGCCAGTGAGCGTGGGTACGTTCTTCTTTTCTGCTCCCAAGAGAACTTCTGCTTCTCCCTTATATTCATTAATCAACCCGTCAATAGACCAAGTAACAATATAGTCTAGTGGGTTCAGGCCTCTATTCTCTGGAAGACCGCCTACGGCCATCTTAATTTTTGCACTACGGTATTTGTTTTCCTTAACAGCTTCAAAAGCCTCTTCGGCACAGATATTAACTAAACCTGGAGCTAATCCTTGGTCGCTAGCTACTGGAGCGTAGCCATCTTCCTCAGCAATCTTGCGAATATAATTGGTTGTCTCTACATGCCCGCCAAGGTCAACGTAAGATACGCCAGCGCTAACACACGCGAATGCTATTTCTTTGTTCATGTAGTATGGCAAAGCTGATACTACTATGTCAAATTCTAATTTATTCTTATCCAGATAATCCGCTGCTTCGCCAACATGAAAGTCAAGCAAGCATTGACTGTCAAAATTAGTTCTACCGAAATAATCCTTAGCTTTATCAATAGCGTCTTGAGAGCAATCAGACAGAACAAGATTGTATTCTTCGTGCTTTAGGGCCGACGCGATTGGGAGTCCAATGCCACCCGCTCCAAGTATTAGTATATTAGCCATAGTAAGTCCAAACATCCTCTTCGGTGTAATTAGCGTAAAACGTGATTTGTATATAGAATATATCAGAGTTATTGTAGTTGTCAAGTATTCTGTTATTCATTTATAAAATCCTCCCATGTCTTTTAGGTTAAATCGTTTTTTTATATCAGGCCATCCAGGGCTAATTATATTGCCAGAGATAGGTTGGCCTTCTCTTTTTTGCTTCTCTTTTTCTAGATGCTCGGGATACAGAGTCTCCGCTATCTTGGGGTTTATTATGGCATTCCAGTATATCTTTTCTGTTCTCATGCCTCTAGGTCCGGATATGTTATATACCCTATTGTCTTTGCCCTTAATTAAATCTGTTCCGGTACACTCAAAGTCCCAAGGAGACCATTCGGGTTTCAATAGTTGTAAAAGATAGTCTTTTCTCCAGAGTGAAGGCTGAATAGAAGAAATAAAATCGCTATAATCTTCAACCTTATAAACAAACCTGCCCTTGAACTTGTTGTGATTTTTCATGTTATATTTCATTAGGTAAGAAAGCGGCTCTATCATTATTTTGTTTGCTTTTTTTTCTTCCATAAATTCTATGTATAAATCTATTTCTTCTTGTGTTATATGCTCTGTTAAAAAATAATCCTCAAGAACAAAGAACACATAATCTGTTTTAACTTCTTCTAAAGCGCTTATAATCCTGTTTGTCCAGCAAATCTTCCCTGGCAGATGAGTGTCGTACCCATCAATTTCAGCGCGTTTGGTTTCAGAGACAAATATCTTTTTAGATTCCACAGACCAGTTAGCATTGCATAGCAAAGCAAAGTTTTCCCATAAAAAACAATAAGAATCGCAAGTGCCTATTAGCATAGTTATCATTTTCTTACTAACAACTCCTCGTCCGCAAAGTAAAGATAGTCAATGTCTGTTTGTGCAAAACAGGCTATTGCATGCTCTGGTGTTTCAACTATAGGCTCCCTGTCATTAAAACTGGTATTCAGGACTATAGGAACCCCGCTATACTCTTTGAATTTTTTAATAAAGTTATAGTACCATGGATTGTCTTTTTCTGTAACCGTTTGTAGTCTACCAGTGCCATCCAAATGCACAACCGCAGGAACTTTTTCAACAACAGACTTTTTGAATTTTATAACGGCTGTCATGTACGGGCAATCAACGTCTTTTTCAAACCAATCAGAAACATCTTCTCTAAGAACAGATGGAGCGAAAGGCCTAAACCATTGTCTGTGCTTAACTTTTTCATTTATGATGTCTTTCATGTTTGGGCTTCTAGGGTCCGCTAGAATACTTCTGTTTCCTAGAGCTCTTCTTCCAGACTCGGAGCCGCCAGCAAAAACCGATATGATATTGTCATCCTTTGACAGTAACTTAGCTGCATCATCGTTAGAAAAGCTGTCTTCGCAATGAAATCCAGACGACTGAATAGCTGAAAGTATATGTTGTCTAGAATACTTTTTGCCAAGATATGGGGATGCATTATCCTGCCAGTCAATCCTCGGGTTTCCTAATACGTGGTGGTAAACATATTGTGCTGCTCCTATAGCTAATCCAGCATCATAGGGTACTGGGCATACATATATATTTTCTATTTGTGGATACCAGTCATACATTTTGCCGACCATTACAGAATTAAGAACAACTCCGCCTGATAAACATAGATTTTTATAAGGGTATCTTTCGACATAAGTGTCTAAAATACTTTTTGTAATTTTCTCTGTTGCCCTTTGGAGTCCGGCGGCGATGTCAAACATTTCTTGTTCGCCTTTCAACGCTTGTTGTCTTAATGCTTTAAAGTTTATACCCTTATAATCTCTAAGCCCGCTGTCATAAAAGTGTTTCCAGTATTTGTTTGCGTCTCCCATGCAAGCCATAGCCATTACAGTTCCAGCCTGATTTCCTTTTGGATAACCGCCAGAAAGACCAAATATCTGTTTTGTACACTCCGTCCAAGACACGCCAATGTTCACTACATTTCCAGGAAGTATTTGTATTTTATTTACTTTTGTCCCTGTTCCTTCCCATGCAGTGAAGGTTGCTATAACCTCTTCTTTGTCGATGCCGTAATCCCTTCCTCCACCATCAATACTTACTATCAACGCTTCGTCGAAATTGCTAGAGAAAAATGCATTTGCTGCATGTGATTCGTGATGTCCTGGTATAAAATAATCGCCACCATTTTGGTTAGCTATGGACATCATTTTGCTTAGAGTTTCTGGATATCTTTTCTCAATGCCTCCGTTGTATGTGTCGAAGCAATGAGCAAAGTGTTTTATGTCGCTGTGTTCTTCATAGCTGTCAAACATAAACCCAATGGAATCTCCAAGAGGTTCCTTCTCTCTGGTAAATCTTTCTAGCTCGTTGTGCAATACTGGTATTCCGTCCTTTAGTATTGCATATGCACAGTCATGTCCAGAGCAGAATCCGGCTACTTTCATTAAATCATCTCCATTATTTCTTCTACTGTGAACATCTCAACTTCATTTGAATAAGGGCCATCATCAATAATTTTTTCGTGCAAATTTTCTCCTGGCTGCAATCCGATGGCGTTTGTTTGTAGCTTTGCCCCTTTAGGAGAGTATTTTTTGTGCATTGCAAGGAGGAGGTCTCCAATAGTCATGGCCTTCATATCTGGGACGAAAGGCTTAGAATCCTTTGCGTCTCTTAAGCATTGAAATATTAAATCAACAGCCTGTTCCCTAGTCCAAAAAAATCTGGTGGCGTTTGGGTCCGTTATTGTCACCGACATTCCTTTTTGTAATAGTGATTTCCACTTGCACAAAACAGAGCCAGTAGAATATAGAACATTTCCATATCTTACTATTCTGTATTTAATAGATGGGTTTATTTTTTCAAATTGAGAAAATACCCTTTCCATCAAGAGCTTGGTTGCTCCGTAAACGCCAGAAACTTGAGCGGCCTTGTCAGTGCTAATACCAATAACAAAATCAATTTCTTTCCTGGTAAGTGTTTCGTGCAGTATATTTAAAGAGCCCGTTACGTTAGTTCTTGTGCATTCATTCGGAAGACGTTCGGCCATTCCAACATGCTTAAATGCGGCCAAATGAAACACACCCATAACGCCACTCAACGATTGGACAACATCTACTTTATTGCAAACATCTCCAGTTACAATATGTATGTCTGAATTGAATTTTTGTTGAAGCTCTATTAGCTTACCTTCGTTTCTTGACATTGCCCTGACGCGGCCGCCCCTAGAAAGTATTTCTCCGACAAGAGATTCACCTAAAAAGCCGCTTGCTCCAGTGACTAGATAAATATGATTTCTTTTTATGTTCATTTATACACCTGGGTCTTTATAATAATCTATTGTATGTCCTTCATGAGTGTCTTCGGCTATAACTGTGTCAATACCACATTTCCTGGTTTTGTCCGCCATGTACTGACATATCGTGTATGGCTCTCCTGTTTTTGGGTTTATTTTACCAGATGGATGAGGCGTTTTACCGTAGTGGCAAAAGCTGTTGCATTTCCACCGATTGTATCCTGTGAGTAGCTGTGGTCTTTTAACCTCTCTGATTTGTTCAAATCTTTTTCTAAGCATTTCTTTTGTAGCTTCTATGTCTGATTGGTCATAAGCCATGGTGAAAGGCCCGCCATCATTGATGAAATAGATGCTAGGAACTATTTGTCGAGCCTCTGGATATAGATGCGTTAAGGCGTAGTGATATATTCTTAGTTGAGGGTCGCCGCACAACTTCCAAAAGTCTTTTATTTCTCCGGTTGCCCAATCTTTTCTCATGCCTGTCTTCCAATCGGTTGCTTCATACACACCATTGCCAGCATCAGTGATAAGGTCAACTGTGCCCTTTATAGAAAGGTTGCCATGTACCCTTGAACCATCTGGCATGATGTAATCGTATTCAGCCCAAGGCTCATCAATTGTGATGTCAAAGTGTGGTTCAGCATCAACAATCTTTCTTTTCCTTGGGTCGTAAGCCCCATCGGAATATTCAATAGCTTTCCAAGCCCATTTCTCACAATCTTTATAATCCCTGTTTGTGAAATCGTGTACAGATTTTTGTGTATAATAATCGAAAGACTCTCTGCTGAGTTCGTTGACAAATGCATCCTCATAAAGTCTGTTTGTGGGCTTTGCCCCTAGAACATCGTCAAAAAATGTAGCAATTCCATCTTGCTCCGCTTTTTTGCCGTGAGCCAAACATTCCATCACTTTATGTACAACCGTCCCTTTCTCTGCTTTCTTCCCACCTGGAGACGGTATCCCTAGAACATACGTAAGAAAGTATTGCTGAGGACACATGCCATAGGCATTAAATGAACTGCTTCTAAAGTAGGTTATAATCATTTTAATGGCGTTGCTACTGCTTTGTAGTCAACGAAATTCCAATCAACCAATTTGTTGTAAACGGCTTCGTTTTGTTCCTGTAGGGACATTTTTTGGTTATCCAGAACAAAGTCAAAGCCCTCGTAGTCATCCAAAGCTGTTTCGCTTGGGTGTTGGTCGCTATCTCCAAAAATATTCCTTGTAAGTCTTATTACTTTTCCTCCAGCGTCTTGTATGCCTTTCACTTCATTTTCAAACCTACAGTCAACAATAATAGCCAACTTAGGCTTTTCTCTCTTGATTTTTCTGATTGTAGAGTCAACCCACACTTGAGGGTATATTCTCCTGAAGAAGTCTGTGCCAACATACTGCATGACCTCTCTGGCAGTCATTTTTCGACTTCTCATTGTATCAAAAACACAGTCTTGTAAGTTAATGTGGGTGAGAGAGCTTTTTTCTTCTTCCGTTCCGTAGCACTGCTGTTCAGTTAGGCCGAGAACATCTATACAGATTCGCTTAAGATTATCTGCAAAGCTATAGACTTTAACTTCTGACCAAATATTTTCTGACATAAAATTAATCATTGCCTGATTCATGCTGTCAATCGGGAAGATAGAAGGCCTAGTCTCGTCTCCAAAGTCGAATGGAACGATAAGCTGTCCCTGTGGGCTTATGTGTGCGTATTCCACCAAGTCTATAGAGAGCATTGCAGAGCCGAACAAAAAATTCCCACAACTGGTTTTACCAGATTGTTTTTTACCTGAAATTGCAACTATACTAGACACTAGATAGCCCTTTCTATTATCGGTTTTATTTCTGATGTAATCTCGTCGGAGTTTAATCCTCCAACGTCGTCGTTAATTTTGGGGAAGTACATTCTATACTGCCTTCCTAGCTGTGATTTAAGTTTTTCGCACCCCTCTCTTCCAGCTTTGTCTGGGTCTAGCAGAACAATTAGTGATAATGCTCCAGCCCTATCTAAGAGAACTCTTTGTGGGTCTGTTAGGTCGGTGCCAAAAAGGCCTAGACCAATATGTATGCCGTTTTCTTCAAGCCTCCAAACATCTCCTGCTCCTTCTACTAAAATAGCAACCCCGCTATCTTTGATTTTTTCTGCTGCAAACCAGTAGTTGTAAAGGTAATTTGTAGACTTAAAATCACCATTTAACCACTTTTCACACTCTTTTACTTCGTAGCTTGTTTTGGGACAGCCCTTTTCTGGGTCATGCCATTTTCCACAAGACTCACATTGAGGCCATATAGACCTTCCTAAGAAACCGGTTACGTATTTGTAAGCGTCATCATATACAGGCACAACAACCCTGTTACGTTTATTATACAATCCGACATCATACTTGTCAAGCACCTCTTTCGAGTATCCTCTTTGCAGGTAGTAATTGCATGGTATTTCAAGCGTGGACCGGAGCTTCTCCCTGCTCCAGCCGCTATTCGCCTGCTTTGGGGCTAGACTTAGCTTTTTCATGGAAGATACATACTTTCTTCTTTCAAGCGAAGCCGAATCGGGTTTCTTTACTTCTTTAATTGACTCGTAGCCAAGGAAGTCTAGCATAGCGTCTATTGCTTCTTTGTATGTTACAAACTCACCCTCTCCTTTTCGGTGGGAAAGAACACCTCTAACAAAACCTATGATTGTTGAGCCGTATAGAAGTCGGTCGTTTTCTGATTTCTTTTTTTCGCAGTGATGAGTTCTGCAAACCCAATACCCTCTAACATCGTCTCCTTCTGGGTATAAGTTCCACGCGCTAAGATTATCGCCACCATGCACAGGGCATGGACCCACAAGCATTTTACCGTTCCTTCTATAATCTACGCCAAGATAGGTCATTAGTTCGTCTATACTGGCGCACGCCATGTCCTTTATTTCTTCTATTAGGTCATAGTCAAAATAAGGGTCGTTTTTATCTATCATGCGATTCACCAAAAGGAATGTCGTCTATTTCATCCGAAACGTTTTCTGGCTGTGGGTTTATGCCTTGTTCTCGCTCTCTCTTTAGTTTCAGCTTTGTTTTCCCCTCTTCTATGCGAGCTTTAGCACCTTCCATCTTCATGTTGATGTAATCTCCTCTGCTCATTCCTGGTCCGTGCCTGTGCTTAATGATAACCAGTTTGTGTGTTCCGTCTTCTGGGTCAGATGCCTGAATTTCCTCATCACTCTTAGGTTTAAAAATAGAGAAGTTAGTGGTCAGCCACATTACTCTATCAGAGCCAGCAACAACGTCAGCCGTCTCCTTGTCAATACCGTCACGATTTAGTTGAATCATGGTGAATATGGGAACGTCGTTTCTTACGGCTAGGTTGTGAAGAGAGGTCATCATGAATCCAAGAACTTGATACTCCTGAACACCAGCCTTCAAGTCCTCTCCGTTAGTCAGCTTCACGTAATCATAAATAATCATACAGTCTTTGGTGCGGCCATCGTCCTCAAAGCCAACAGTCTTGTGTATCCATCTTCTCATTATCGAAAGGGTTTCCTCAAACGGTATTCCAGACACATTGATATAGTCAATGGGGAGCTTTTCGATTTTGTCTAGAGCCTCCTCAATCCTTTTTCTCTCAGAGAAGTTTTCCCCACACTTGCCGCTCTCTAGGTCGTTAATTGTTACGTCTGCGTAATTTGCTCCAAGACGATACCAATGGTCTTCGTCGCTCATTTCTGTATCAAGGTAAAGAACCGGAACATCAAGCTCTGCTAAGTGTTTAGCCAGATTGTCAGAAAGCATACTCTTTCCCACGCCGCTTCTTGCACCTATCATGCTAACGGCTTTTCTCCTGCATCCTCCACCAATAGCTTCATTGTATGTAGGCCAAGGAGTAGGCAGTCCGATAACGTCCCTGGGATTATCGAGCTTATCCATGATATGCTCTCTCATTCCAGTAGCCAATCTTTGGGGGTCGGTTC